GTCCTGCGTCCGAACCTTGAAGGAGTCGTCGACGGTGTCCCAGAAGAACCGCTTTTGATGCCGCGAGCGAATGTCCCCGACAACGACGCGCCCTTCGTCATAGCTCCACATAATTTCAGAGACCGCGAAGCCCTTGCCGATTGCGTCCAGGAGGTCGAGCATGACATCCTCAAACCCCTCGATCCCGCCGATCTGCGCTTCTACGAACTCGGCGATCTCCTTGTCTCTCGGGTCGTCCGAGTCGAACGGGATGACCTCGTAGTCGAGGCCCGTGACTGCGTTCTTTCTCGTTTGGAGCTGGGAAAAGAGGTGCGGGTCTTTCTCCTCCATCTCCTCAAAAAGCTCGGCTTGCCGGAGCACATCTCCCGCGTCGGCCTCCTTGAAGATCTCCGCCAGACGGACGGGGGTGAGCCCGTCCGAGGGGTACTCGCTGTACTTGTCCGTCACCTGGGAGACCGCGACCTCTCGCGTCTCCGGTCTCGGTGTCTGCGTAGACCTCAAGAGCCGCCGCCACGGGAACCACTTATTTTTGCTTTGGTCGGCCAAACCGTCCCACCTCCTTTTAGTAGGCCCCGCGTCGGAACTTGATCGCACGGCCTAAAACTGATTTGTAATCCGGTCGACGCCCGACCTTGACCGAGAGGGCCAGGGCGACGGCCATTTGCAGGGCGTCGGGGGCGTCGTCATTCTTTCCCATAGGGTACTTGAGCATCTGGTCAAGGAGCGCCTTGTGCCGCTTCGAGAACTTGAGGTAGCCGTTCTTGACGAAGGGCTGCAAGGACTGGATGCGGGCGTCCTTGTTCTGGACGCTGTTGATCTCCTCGATAGGAAGGTACTCGCCGATCTCGGCGGACTTCTGCCGCATGATCTCGGCAAAATAATATTGGAACTGAACCGTCTCGACGCCGAACTTGTAGAGGGGCTTCTTGTATTCACGCTTGAGCCGACGAGACGCCTCGATCGCGTCCTCAATAATCTTGTCCGGCTTCCGCTTGGCGATGTCAGCGATGACGACGTACATGTAGCCCGTCGAGGTGTCCTTTGCTATGCCGATGATCGCCGAGGTGTCGCTCTTTCGGTTCTTTCCGAGGGAGGGGTCATTCGCCGCCACAAAGAGGAACTTCGGGTCGGAGAAGTCCGGGGGGAGCTGCCCGTCGTCGTAGAAGTCGAACCACTCCTCGGCGAACGCGCAATTCTCCGGGTCTATGGGTTCGTTCTGGATCTCCGACGAGAAGCTCGCCTCGCCCTCGGATACCCTCATAACCATGAGGGCATAGTAGGGGAGCTTTTCTTCCCAGAGGACGGCGGTGCCTTCCAGCATTTCGGCCTCGTTGGCCTTGAAGAAGTCCTCGGCGTCCTCCTTGTGCTTCGGGTTTTCGAGGTCGGTGAAGATCCGCTCCCAGGCGTCCCACAAGGCCGTGTTCGTCGCGAACGAGATGACGCCCTTGTAGCGGACGGCCTCATACTCGGGGTTCTTGGCGACGTTGGCGAGGAGGGCGTCATAGTGGAGCAGCGTCCCGATGTAGACGATGTCCGTGTAGGTGTCACCCGCCTTCGAGACCGCCTTGTAGAACCAGTCCCGGAGCTTCTTCCGCTGCTCCGGGGTGTTGACGTTCTCGTCGTTCTCAAGGTCGTCGCAAAGAATGAGGTCGGGTCTCCATTGTTTGTGCCGTCTGCCTCGGATCTTCTTCCCAGCGCCCAGGGCCTCGATCTTCACCCCGTTCGATAGGAGGATGACCGACGCCTTCCAGACGCGCCCCTCAAGCTCTCCGAAGTCTTCACGGAGCGCTGCGTTCTCCTCGAGCTCGGTCTTGATGTCGGAGAGGAAGCCCTCCGCCTGTTCCGAGCTGTCCGAGAGGATGATCTCGTAGTGCTTGTAGGCGTACACCGCCGAGTGTATGGAGTCCTTGAAGGTGAAGTTCGTCGACTTGGCATGTCCACGCGGGGCCTCGACTGCCCTCCGGCATCCGTTGGCCCGGCTGATTTGCTTCGCGTCTGTGCTGGGGTTCATGCCCTTCATAACGCCCTCCCGGAAGATCCGGTCGAGCTCCTCGTGGAAGGGAGGCGAGGGTCTGACGAAGTAGTGCGGGAGGTAGGCCCGGCCAAAATAGCCCAGGTCGAACGCTCCGAGCTTCCGGCGTAGACCCTGGGGGCCCGTGAGATCGGCCCCGTCCTGGTACTCCTTGAGGAGCTGCGCCCGGAGCTCGGGGAAGTTGTCCCCCTTCTGGACGTACTGCTCAAACAGTTCCTTTTGATACTCGCGGCTCGCGACGGCCTCCCGGTCTTCCGGCTCCTCGAGTCTCTCGAGGTAGTCCTTGAGGTCAATCTTCGCCATCGTCGAGCACCTTCTCCCTCGCCCTCGAGAGGACGTCGTGCAGCTCCCCGGCGAGTTCCGGGTGCTGCTTGATTGCTGCCATGAGCTCGGCCTCGAGCTGGTCGAAGGCAAGCTCGGCCTTCTTCTTCATGTCCTGCCGGACGCGCTTTTCGTAGGTGGCGTTCCGGGCGAGGCTTGCGATGAGTCGCCCCGCCTTATCCAGCGGCATTTCCTGAAAGTCGTCCTCAGCGGTGCTGACTCGCTGCATGAGCCCGTCCATGAGCACCATCGACGCCGCCTTCGTGTAGTCGAGGTCGGGGTGGGCCTCCACCGCTTGAGCGATCGCCTGAGTGCGCTGGATGGTCTGCGCTACGCGCTGCGCCGCCTGTGTGGTGCGGATCGCATAGCGCCCGATCGCTGACTTACTGATCTCGTAGCCTTCAGCCTTGAGCCATGCCGCCAGTTCTTCATAGGTGTTGGAGGTGTCCGCAAGCCGGACGTCGAGTTGCCCTTTAATATCGTCCGGGAGCTTGTCGATCGTCGAGCTGACCCGCGTCCTCCGTCGCTCCGCCTTAGACATCGATGCCCGGGTCGTTGATCGTGCCCTCGACGAGATCGACGCCCTTGCGGGTGAGCTTGATGATGGAGTCCTTGCGGTAGGCGTTGTAGGCGTTCACCGATCGGTCGGTGAAGGTCACATAACCCGCCTCCTGCAGATACTCGATCGGCTTTGAAATATCCGGCGAGTAGATCAGGCCGTCAGCGACGAGGGCGTTTGTGATCTGACGGACGAGCAAGGCGTTCTGACTGCCTTTTGCGAGGGCTCGGACGATGTAGCCCCGGATTGCTTTGTTCTTGCTGACCTCCTGCTCGGTCAGCTCGTCAAGGATTGCCATGAGGTCACTCCTCCTTTCCTTTGACTTTGCCTCCGTAGAGGATCTGATCGAGCTTGTCCTCGACCCTGTTCATGACCCGAATGTAGTCCTCCCGCGTCACATAGATCAGGGGGAGGTCTGCCTTCAGGTCGTTGAGGTTCTTGTCCAGCGTCTT